TCAAACGAGACCCCTCGCTACCAAAGCAAGGTGTTTCGTTTTTGCCACTTCTGTCACTCTAATTTTCACATGTATAACAAGTACCGTGCTCAAAACAAGGATTTTAATAGGAGAGTGTAACTTTTCTCCTTATTTTTTGCCTGGAGAGGAGGCAATATGGCTAGACGAGCTACTAAGCTTGAGAAGGAGTTCGAGTCTGACTTCATTGGTCGTCTTGAAGAGGAATTTCCTGGGTGTGTCATCATCAAAGGTAATTCTACTTTCCGTCAGGGCGTACCTGATCGACTTCTTCTGCACGAAGGTCATTGGGCATTTCTCGAGTTCAAGCGTGAAGAGAATTCTGATCGCCAGGAAAATCAAGACTACTACATCGAGAAATTCAATGACATGTCATATGCGGCTTTCGTTGACCCGGATAACGCGGACGAGGTGATTCGTGAAATTCAAGAGACATTCCGAGGTTGAGGGTCAGCACTCATTTCTTTCTGCTTCAAAGTACCACTGGATCAACTATGAGCCCGACCGACTTCTAGAGTCAGTCGCCAAGTCCCGAGCTGCAGCTCGAGGCACTCGGATGCACAACGCAGCACGCGAATGCATTGAGTTGGGCATGCAGTTGAAGACCACTGGTCAAACGGTGAACATGTATGTCAATGACTGCATTGGCTATCGCATGTCGCCCGAGGTCACTCTGTTCTATTCGTATAATGCGTTTGGCACAGCAGATGCGATTAGCTTCCGCCGAGAAGGTGAAGCTCGAGTTCTACGCATCTTCGACCTCAAAACCGGCACCAGTCCGACCAGTGGTATGCAACTGAAGGTGTACGCTGCTTATTTCTGTTTGGAATACGACCAGCGTCCCATGGAGATCGAGTACGATCTTCGCATCTATCAGAACGATGAAATTCGCATGATTGAGACTGATCCGGAGGAAATCGTCTATATCATGGACCGTATCATTGAGTCCGACAAGCTCATTAACAATGCGATGGCTGAGGAGGTGATCTGACTTGCTAGGGTTTGATGGGTTCGAGGAAGAGGACGACACTTACCTCGCACACTACGGCATTGCTAAGAAATCAGGGCGTTATCCTTGGGGATCAGGTAACGATCCTTATCAGCGCTCGAAGCAGTTCAAGGCGTACATGGATGAGATGAAGGCGGCTGGGCTCACTGAGTCTGAGATCGCCAAGGGCCTCACCGAATACGCCAACCGAGGGATTACCAATCCTCGAGACAAGATCACCGTCAAATCCACCGACCTTCGTGGCGCTACTGCGTCGGCTACTGAGAAGATCTTCGCTCAGAACCAGTCGCAGGCCTACCGCCTCAAAGAGAAGAACATGTCGAACGTGGCTATTGCTAAGGCGATGGGCACAAACGAGTCGACAGTTCGAGGTTGGCTGAAGCAGTCGCAAGATATCAAAGAGGGGTCGCTTCGCGCTACAGCGGACAAGCTGAAGGAAGAGTTGGAGTCTAAGCCCTATCTTGATGTGGGCAAGGGCACCGAGCTCTACATGGGCATCGCTGATTCTAAGCTTCGCTCTGCTATTGCCATGTTGAAGGATGAAGGATATAAGATCCACTACATGGATGCCCCTCAGCTCGGAACAGACAAGCAGACCAAGCTTCGTATTCTGACTAAGGGTGACCAGGAGTGGAAGGATGTCAACCAGGCTCGCCTGGAAGGCCGAATCCAGAATATCCAGTCCCAGTCGGACGATGGTGGTTTGACGTTCCGTACTGCTAAGGATCTTCCGACTAACTTCGATTCGAAGAAGCTGCAAGTTAGGTACGACGAAGATGGCGGCACGAAAATGGACGGTGTCATTGAACTCCGTCGTGGTGTGGAGGATCTGTCGCTGGGTGATAAGCGGTATGCTCAGGTTCGCATTGCGGTTGACGGCACGCACTACCTCAAGGGTATGGCGATGTATGCTGACGACCTTCCGGACGGAGTAGACATTCGCTTCAACACCAACAAGAAGCGCGGCACTCCTGTGCTTGGCGAAAAAGACAACTCTGTTCTGAAGCCGATGAAAACGGATAAAGACGGAAACGTTGATGCATCGAACCCGTTTGGTGCCACTACCAAGCCGCGTCTCTACACCGACAAAAATGGTAAAGAGAAGCAGTCGCCTCTCAACCTCGTTAACGAAGAGGGTGCCTGGGATAACTGGTCTCGTTCGTTGTCTTCGCAGATGTTGTCAAAGCAGCCTTTGTCATTGGCTTCTAAGCAGCTTGGCGAAACGCAAGCTCGTCGGCGCGATGAGTTCGAGGCAATCAAGAAACTGACCAACCCTGTTGTTCGACAGAAACTGTTGGATGAGTTCGCAGACTCTACGGATGCCGCGGCCGTGCATCTGAAAGCTGCTGCTCTTCCCGGTCAGTCAAGCCATGTCATTCTTCCTGTCAACTCCATGCGGCCCCACGAGATCTATGCGCCTAACTTCCCTAATGGGACTAAGGTTGCTCTTGTGCGCTACCCGCATGGCGGCCCTTTTGAGATCCCTGAGCTTACTGTCAATAACAACAACTCGACAGCAAAGCGAGTTCTCAATGGTGCGCGAGATGCAGTAGGCATTCACCACTCGGTTGCTGAGCAGTTGTCAGGCGCCGACTTTGACGGTGACTCTGTTCTTGTCATTCCCAATCCGACAGGTGCAGTGAAGTCCAGGCCTCCTTTGGCGGGCCTTAAGAACTTCGATGCCAAGGCTGCATACAAGATCCCTGAGGGCGATACGTCCACTACTCGCATGACTAAGAAGAACACTCAGACTGAGATGGGTAAGATCTCTAACCTCATCACAGACATGACCATCAAGGGTGCTAGTGCAGATGAGCTTGCTCGAGCTGTCAAGCACTCTATGGTTGTCATTGATGCTGAGAAGCATGGCCTGAACTACAAGCAGTCAGAGATTGACAATGGTATCAAGCAGCTCAAGACTGAGTACCAAGGCGGCCCTCGTCGTGGTGCTTCTACCCTGATCTCTAGGGCATCGTCAACAGAGCGGATTGATCGTGTCATTCCTAGGCCTGCCAAGGATGGTGGACCTGTAGATCCTAAGACTGGTAAGCTGGTCTTTGTGCCCGATCCCAATGCCAAGTACACTAAGACGATCACTAAGATCAACAAGCGTACAGGCGAAACTGTCGAGGTTGTCAAGGAGGAAACTCGGCAGAAGAAGGGCACCAAGATGGAGTTCACAGATGATGCTAGGAAGTTGTCATCTGGTACCCCCATGGAAGAGTTGTATGCATCCCATGCCAACATCATGAAGGATCTTGCCAACCAGGCACGCAAGGAAAGCTATGCGATTGCGCAAAGCCTGCCTCGGCAGAACAAGGCTGCCAAGGCCGTGTACTCTAAAGAGGTAGCCTCTCTAGAAGCTAAGCTTAGGGAAGCTCAGCGTAATGCACCAATCGAGCGGCGCGCACAGATCCTAGGTGGTGCCCTTGCCAAGGCCCGCATCGATTCTAATCCTAACCTCGATAGAGACGACATCAAGAAGATTAGGTACCAGTCGTTGGAGGAAGCACGAATCAGTACTGGTGCTAACAAGAAGAAGATCGGGGCTAAGGATGAGAAGGGTAATAGCTCTCTCACTGATCGTGAGTGGGAAGCCATTCAGGCAGGAGCTTTCTCTTCTTCAAGGCTGAAGGAGATCCTCTCTAACGCAGACATGGATAGGGTTAAGGAGCTGGCTACACCTAGGGCTCGTACATCCCTTACCACAGGACAGATGGCTAGGGCTCAACAGATGTTGAACAGTGGTCGTCCCATGTCCGAGATCGCAGAGACCTTGGGGCTTCCTAGGTCTACGATCGTAGACAACCTCAACAGGTAGATGAAGAAAGGAGAAGGATCATGGGCTTTATGATTACTACTGTAGACAATCCTTACGATCCTCGTACTGACTTCGGGGCCTGGTACATGTGGGACACTGGTCACGGATACAATACTTCATCTTACCTAGCACGGGTGGCCGTGGTAGCAGATGAGTTCCCCGAGTCTGTTCAAGATCGAATGATTGAAGAGGCAATTGATGAGATCATCGCCATGCACAATGGTGGTCTCTACAAGAAACTTCCTGTCGACATGCCTAGTGATGGCGACACAGAAGCAGCCTCTCCAACCCCAACCCCCTCAGCCGCATAGGATGAGGTGACACATGCAGCGGACAGACATGGTTGTGGACCAGAGAGCCCTCCCTTTCTGGACTACGCGCGAATAAAATCGCAAAATTATGTCTGTCCGCTTGCATGGGGGGAGGGGTCGATATCCCCACCCCCTCTCTGCATCGCTCCTGTCCCCAAAAATTCCCCGGGGGGACTAAAAACTAGAACAAAAGTACCTGGGGGCTCCGCCGGAGCCATCCTTTGAAGTTTCAAACTCAGTATGAGGGGCTTGAAACTCGCCCAAAACTTTTTAGGAGGATCCTCATGCACGTTCTGTACTTTGTGCTCTTCCTGCTTGCGGTCGTCTGCTTTGTTGCGGCTGCCTTCCAGGTGTATTCTAGCAAGCTCAACCTCATGGCGCTCGGCCTGGCGCTGGCTACTGCGGTCTTCGTGGTCCAGCAGGCGCGTCTTCTGTAGTAATGTCCTTCTTCATCCGACTCTACTTCGCTTCCCTAGCCGACGTTCTGCGCCTTGGAGCAGATGCTTGCTCTAGTCTAGCACAACATCCCAAACTTCGTTGAACGCAGCGAAGGGAGGTGAAGTAATGAGTGAACTCTACACGGAAGAGGAGCTGGCCGAACGTCAGCGCCACTACGAAGAGTTGATGAAGAACGCTCCGAAGGTCGGCGACGCAGTCGTTGTCACGGACGAGCACGGCAAGGTGCACAACGGCCTTGTCACTGCAGTCCACGGACCGCAGTGCATCAACGCTATCTACCTGTCCGACGACGAGAACAAGCACGACCCTTACGGTCGTCAGCTTGAGCGACTGTCGTCGTTGCAGGAGAAGGCTCAGTTCGTAACGGCCCCTCGAGGTCGGTTCTACGAGCGAGTCTAGTTATTCCCCGGAGTAAGTACCTACCGATGAGGCGGGGAACACGATGGGCCACTTCACTTAGGAGAACACGTGAGTAGTTCAGTACTTCGCATGCAGCACACCTCGCTGCAGTTTAGCGACAGTAGGGCCCAGCAAGCGCACGACGTAGAGCAGCTCTTTAAGAAGGGTAAGGACTTCCCGATTAAGACGGGAACCGAAGCATCGGATTCAAACGCCCTCTTCGAGCTTCTTCGAACCGCAGCTCGTGATTACGATCACGTTCTTCACAACGCGCGCGGTAACTTCATCGCTATCGATCGTAAGATCATCAAGCCCGGCTCACTTCGCCGAGGCTCGGTCTTCATCATCGACAATAGCAAGCTTGTTGGTAAGATGCATGACCGAGTGATGCCGACGGTGGTCTTCACCCACGTCGATCCGCGAATCGGGCGCGTCGCTCAGAGCACAGCACACTTCGCCACGAAGGGCGCAAAGCCTGGCGACCCCAACTACAAAGCCAACGTCTTGTACTCCCGCAAGATTGAGCAGTGGATGCGGACTGCTGGTCGCGGTTCGGCGCTTGCGTTCAACAACGGCGACTACAACATGCACGACCGCAATCTGGACTGGGCTAACGGCGGTGGATTCACTTCGATGGCCGATGAGCTCGGTACATGGCAGAACACGGGCCACGGCCCGATCGACGGCTTCTGCTCGTATGATCGAGACGGTCGGGTCAAAGCTAAGACGTTCAAGGTGTTGGACGACTCTGAGATGAAGATGTACACCGACCACTTCGTGTGTCGAGGCATCTGGACGATTCGCCACCTCCGAGGCGTGTAAGCCAAAATAGGTAGAGACTTTTAGAGAGGGGGTCATCGATGGCTACTGTGATTGGTAAGACTTCAGATAGGATCGAAGCGCTCATCGCCAATCTTGTTGAGTCTATTGCTGTTGTCGACGGTAACCTGATTGTTACCGAACACGATGGCACAACGCTTAACGTCGGCGGCGTCGGTGGCCCCAACTCTGTCATGCGGGTTTTCTACACAACGGGCGCATATCCAGCTCGCCCTGCTGGAGCTCTCTGCGTTGAGTGGATTGGTCCGACTCAACCTCCGAACATGACCAATAAAGACACGTGGGTGCAAGCAGGATGACTAATGACATTCCTGAGGGCGGATGGCCCTCTATTCCGGTTTTGGCTCCGTATGAGACTCCGGGTGTTCCAACTTTTGAGACGTCTCTAATCGAAGAGCTTAACGACGAGACACTCGAAGAGGTGTTCAACTTCTATGAGACAACTCTGGTCCCGCAGCTCGCATGCGTTCCTGACGGCATGCTCTCGCCATATCCCCAAAAGGGCTGGCTGCTTTCTTCGCAGCAGAAGAAGTCTTTTGTTGTTTGTAGAGCAGACGGCGTCCTTCGTGGAGTATGGGTAGTCAAGGAGAACGGAGAGATCTTCTATCCTTGCGCGACCATCGACTACATTGCGGCAATCTTCCGAGCTCTGTGGGTCGAGACGATTCAGCACTTCGATTATGTGTGGGGTAGTACAGCTAACCCGATCATCTTGGAGTTTGCCAAGAAGGCGGAACACGTCCCGAGGAACTCGATGGACGCAACGGTCAGTGACGGACGATTGGAGTGGAGGAGGTCGTAGATGCCGGTCATGGAGCAAGCTCGCTCGTTCAATTCGCAGTTTGGCGTTACGACCAGCGACACAACAGCTTATGGTGTAGGTGGGCCCGATGCAGCTTTTGCGGTCGGCCAAACCATTTTCGTTCGCTTCGCAACTCGAATTCCTCCGGGCAGCGTCATCAACTCTGCTACCGTGACCTTTCAACTGGCCGTCAAGACCGCTTCTACCGCGCAAAATTCCTCACACGAGGTGCGAGTGCATTCTTCAGGTGACTCTCCAGTTCTCCGAGCAGGAGTTCTCGAGGCATATCGACCGAAGACTGGGGTGGCTGCTTCGTGGGTTCCGATGTGGCCGGCAAACCCTCCCGACCCTGCGGCTGTGCTAAGCAGTATAGATGTTAAGACTTTGCTTGCTGACTTGGTCGCTCGTTCAGATTTTCGCATGGGCGGTTATGTGACTTTTATGATTCGATGCGTGGATGAAAACGGCTCCGACATGTCGGTTCGTTTGAACAACGTGTATCAACCGTCGCCTACGCTTCGAGTGGACTTCACGCCACCAACGACTAACGTGCAGTACACCGTTAACCGTTGTGAGAACTCCGAACTCAATCCTGTGTTGGAGACTCTAGGCGACACTTATGCCGCCTTCGAGTATCCCGGCTGGAGTCAAAACGCATTTTTCGGGGCGTTCGTCGATCCAGCTTCTGCAAATGCTGGGACGATAGCTAGAGATGCGGTGTTCACGAGAGTTCCCGGGGTTCCAACTCTTCGATTCACTTGTGGTACACCACCATCACCTAACACTAAGCTGACTGGGCCAATGGCAGCTGTCGCAACAAAACCTGGCGAATGGTTTAGCTTTGCTGGATGGATCTATATTCCGGCATCCACTCCCACCACCGACTATGTGATGGTCGGAGACGTCTATAACGGCTTCCAGAATGTTGCGGGTCTACCTCGTGGCGCGTGGCGTCCTTTCTGCAGCCCCCCACTTCAGAATACTGGAACGGCGGATGTATTTCGATGGCCCGCAGTCGGAGTTCGACCATACAATGCGGGTTACCAATTCTGGATCTCTGAACCGACGTTCTTCGTTTCCACGACCGATATTCGTCAGATGCCATTCAATGGTTTGACTCCAGAGAAGCCGTACATCGATCATCAGAGCACGTCATCGTTTATGCAGAGCGTGAGGGAATGGGTTCCTCGTCGATGGATGATGGTGGACGGGGTCCTTAAGCCGGTCTCTACTTGGAACAAACGAACAGATGTTGCGACGGCGATTGTGGAGCTGAGCCAACCTGTCAAGGGTGGTCCTGAGATCCAGAATCTTCCTGCAGGGCAGGTCGTGGGCGATATTCCCGCAGGCATCACCGTAACCGAGCTGTAAGGAGGCCGGAATGGGTTCAACTGCAAAGCGAGGCCTTCGGTATCCCGAGGCTACGGCGCTCGCGAACACGCTTCACACGCAGATCAAGAATCTGGCGGATGACACTGATTTCTTGGTGGACTATACCAGTATTCCGGGCACAGGGAACATGCAACGCATCAACAACGTTGCTATGTTCCAGGAGAGCGGGAGCAACCTTACTGGATACATCGTAGTGCAGACCAATTTCACTTTCGTGGACGTCATGACACGTCTGCATATTACTGGTTGGTGTTATCAGCTGAAGAACAACGTCATTGACATCACTGCCACTTTCTATCCTTACAGCGGTAGCGGCAACACGGAGTACGTCGATATTATCAACAACGGCAGCATGAACATGCAGTTCGTTGCCTTGTATAAGCGGAACTCCGACAACAAGGTCGCAATCGTCATGTTCCCCGACACAGCTAGCAACTATTGGCAGTATCCTAAGCTAGTCGTTGACGCAATGACGGGACATTCATTCCAAGACCCGGCGGTATTCAAGACTGGTTGGAGCATTTCAAGGCAGACGTCTTTGGGTGCTTACACGCTACTTAGCTCTCCGAGTGCGGCGGTCAAGAAGTGGGCGCTTGCTGAGGACACTGGCTGGATCAATGCTACCTTGCTTAACGGTTGGACAAACTATGCGTCGGGGTTCGCCCTTGGGGGCTACCGTCGTAAGGCCGGAGTGGTGTATCTCCAAGGACTTCTAGTTAATGGCGCACCCCCAGGCGGTGGAGCCATATTCCAGCTGCCTCCAGGATACAGACCCGCCGCGACACATCTTTGTGTCAACTATAACAACGGAGGCGCTGGGCGATTCGATATTGACTCGGGCGGTAATGTTAGTTATCAGCTCGGTGCTGCTGGCTGGTACTCAATCGCCGGTGTCTCATTCCCGTGTGATCAGTAAACACAAGAAAAGGAGGAAGCATGCCCCCTCGCAAAAGGGTGACTGCTTCGGATGGCGGAACCATCCAACTTCCTCCTCCTGCTACGACCATCGAAGGCCGAAACGACCAGCTCATTGCAGCAGCATTTGATCTGGTCGAGCGGCGAATCCACGAAGGGACAGCTTCCGCACAGGAGACCGTCCATTTCCTTCGAATGGGGTCCACCAAGGACCGTCTTGAGCAGGAGAAACTCCGTCGGGAGAATCTCGTGCTTGAGACTCGAGTTAAGGAGATGGAATCGCGTACTTCTGGCGACCAGCTGTTGGAACGAGCTCTTGCGGCGTTCCGTGGTTATTCGGGCCAAGAGTCCGTCGATCCAGAGGCAGTCACATTCGATGCTGAGAACGTATACTGAGCTGCTTCAGCTCGATACTCTACAAGAACGCTTCGATTATTTGAAGATTGCCGGCGTAGTCGGAGAACCGACATTCGACGACATGCGTTACGTCAATCAGGCATTCTACCACTCTCGTGAGTGGCGTCAGATGCGAAGCCATGTTATTGCTCGTGATCTCGGTATGGATCTAGGAGCATTCGACACGCCCATTCAAGGCGCGCCGATTATTCACCACATGAACCCACTGACCCCCGAGGACATTCTCGAGGGCACAGAGAACCTGCTGAGTCCTGAGTTTCTTATTTGCACATCCCTACGTACCCACAACGCCATTCACTACGGCGACAAAGGACAGCTTCCCCGGCCCTTTGTTGAGCGTAGGCCTGGAGATACGTTGGGGTGGACTAAGTTTCGAGGTCTCGATGAGTAAATACCAAGCCCCGGTTATGCCGATGGTCGAAGCTTTCTACGGAAGTGGTAAGCAGAAGCCCACGGCCATCATCCTTTCGCCATCATTTACTACATCCGAGAAGGGTGCGGCACTCGGAGTCGCGATGAACTGGCATTCGCCGTCTTCCCCCCGTGACTCTGGTCACTACACGGTGGATGAGGTTCAGCGATTCCGAACGCTCCCCGACACAATGGTTGCGGGTCACTGGCAGCACACGCAGAAGAATGCAATCCGAATTATGGTGTGTGCAGAGCCTCACTCGGCTAGCACATTCTGGCACGATGACACTCATCTTCCCGTTCTACACAAGACTGCAGAGTTGGTGGCCGAGCTTACGCTTGCCTACAACATCAACGTCAGCTTCTTCACTGAAGACAGCTTTGAGCGATGGAAGAAGCGACCCACCCGCTATCGTGGTGGGATTCTTGTCGATACGCCGGAGGGGTGGCCCTGGCAGCGTTTCTATAACGAGGTCATGGCCCAAAGGGCGTTGAAGACATTGATTTGAAAGGTAGTTACATGAGTAAACTTCCATCCAACCTGCCGAAGATTCTTCGAGATGCAGGTCTGAAGGTCAAGGAGACCGACGGTTGGCAGAATCGTGGCCGACCGGCTTCTACCGGAGGCTTCAATCCTGTCGGCGTTCTGTGTCACCACACCGCCACGGGCAAGTCGACGCCGAACGCTAACGTCGAGAAGCTTCTGATTAACGGTCGCTCTGATCTTCCCGGCCCACTTTGTCACCTGGGCCTCCAGCGAGATGGTACGGTCGTGGTCATCGCCGCGGGCCGTGCCAACCATGCTGGGAAGTCCAAGAAGAGTGGATCGGTTGCTGCTGGAGACGGCAACGAACTCTACATCGGCATTGAGGCCTACAACAACGGTACGGGTGAGACCTGGTCTGATGCGCAGTACGACGCATACGTTCTTCTGTGTGCGGTGCTCTCGGTCAAGGTCACCAAGTCGTCTGTCCAGACCGTTCGCGCGCACAAGGAGACGTCGGTCACCGGTAAGATCGATCCGACGTTCCCCATGGATGCGTTCCGAGTCAAGGTCGCGGCCAAGATGAAGCAGCTGTCGACTCCGGCAAAGCGTCCGGCTACCAAGGAGAAGACCTCTCGAGGTGCTCGCATCGATCGAGCTCTGGCTGAGCTGAAGAAGTCTCATGGCAGCGGTGAACGAGAGCAGCTGATTAAGCAGGCCATCACTGCGCTGGAGAAGATCCCTAAGATCCGCTGACAATTTTGTCAAAATGAGTAGCCGTTAGAGAGGTAGTGATGGCGGAGAGCATTCTCACTTCAACTAAAGCGGCACTCGGCGTGCCGGAGTCACACGAAGCTTTCGATGTCGAGCTCATTCTCCACATCAACTCGGTCCTTTCGCGACTGACTGAACTGGGGATTGGGCCGACGTCGGGCTTTCGGATCGCAGACAAGACCGCGACGTGGGAGCAGTTTCTTGCTGACGATACGCGGTTCAACGACGTTAAAAGCTACATGGCTTATGCAGTCAAGATGCGTTTCGACCCGCCTGAGATCGGCTTCGTCATCACGGCGATGAAAGAGCAGATTGAGAAGGACGAGTACCTTCTCACTAACCGGCGAGACAACATCAATGCAGAAGAGGCGGCTGTCATCGACGGCGGCACACCGTCTTCGGGCGGTTCCGAACTTATTCTGGACGGAGGAGCACCATGATTACTCGGTCAGATGTCGTCCAGATGATTCGGGACACACTTGGCACCCTGGTTTTTCAGACTCGTCGGGGGACTACGGAGCAGTGGGCTGCGTCCACTCGTCCGCTTAAGCCTGGCGAGCAGGGCTGGAACAGCACCACGAAGCAGATGTACGTGGGCGATGGTGTGAAGCTTTACCCGTTTTACGATGTCGTCGGCACCGGCGTGGTTACTGGTGGAGCCACCGGCTCAGGTCTTACTCAGGCGCAAATTCAAGACCTGATCAACACGTCGATCAACGGCATTACTTTCCCGCCGAGCTACGTTCTTCCGAACAGCGTCGTCCAGGCAGTGACAGTGCTGACCGGCAACGAGGCTCGCCCCAATGCTTCTGTGGTTCTGTGGGTCGGCGGCTCCGAGAAGCCTCTGAACATGCAGGATCAGGATGTTCACCTGGCTGAGGAGCCTGCTGATCTTACTGCACCCACGACTCCGACCGGACTCGCGGTTTCGGCCGCCACAACCACCGGCTTCACGGTTTCGTGGACTCCTTCCTCAGATGCGATCGGTGTTACAGGCTATGAGGTTCGTCTCAACGGCGGAACGGCGGTTGCGAAGACGACCAACTCGCATACGTTCACCTCACTTGCCGAGAACACGACCTATACGGTCGAGGTTCGCGCGCGCGATGCTGCCGGGAACTTCTCCAGCTGGGCTTCTATTTCCGGAGCTACGCTGGCGCCGAATGTCATGCGCAACTTCTTCGCTCCGGCTTACATGACGGAGATGAAGTCGCAGCCCGATTGGTCGCCCACGGTGGCCAATGATCCTGGCGGCATTGAGCTCGCAAGTATTTTCTGGTCAGCAGGCTCTGGAGCTAAGCCGTTCCTGGTGCATGGTGTTCGTTTGTACACGCCCTCGACCGCAGACAGCGCCTACATGAACGGGAACGTCACAGCTCGACTCTACGCTCGAGAGTATGTTTCCGACCCGGTGGACGTGTCTTCGTTCCCAACTTTGAATTCTGAGGCAACCAAGAGCGCGACATACTCCGCTCCTAGAACTCCGGATTCATGGGTCGATATTCTGTTCGACAGCCCTGTGCAGATCAATCCTGCGGTGGGCGGTGTCCAGGACCCTGGCGACGACCTAGCAGTTATTTCGATCCAGATGGATTCCGGATCTTACATGGCGGTGTCTTTCACCGAGATCGATGCGTTCCTCGCTGCGCACTCCACAACGCCGGGCAACTCCGGAGCAATGATCAACTCGCCTCACGGCGACTCTGTCAAGTGGCCGGCATCAAGTCTTCGTTCGGCGTTCCAGCAGGGCGCCAACAACTGGCAGCCGGGCACGAACTGGTATGGTGTTGACCTGATCTACACCGTGGTGGGCTAATGGCCGTCGACATTGCACCTGAGAACGCTAGGTTGGACGGATTCACGATTCATTCTTTTGGGGCTGTCCAAACAGGCTCAGTCTCTCCAGAACCACACCAACTGGGGGACTGGACTGTGGCGGGCTTCGCTCGCTCTCCTTCTTACGACGTGGGAGAGCAGGCGAAGTTCTGTGTCAACGGGCCGGCCGTGCAGATCGATATCTATCGTGTTGGGTATTATGCCGGCGCTGGCTTCAAGATCGTTGATACTATCGTCAACACCCCGACCACTCAGCCTGAAGCGATCGTTATTCCGAACACGAACGGTGCCACGAGCTGTTCCAATTGGGCCGTGACAGCGACCTGGAACATTCCTACGAACGCCACTTCCGGCTACTACCTCGCTGCTGTTCGTTCGGTTGGAGCTAATGCTCCGAACGCCTTCTACATCACGTTCATCGTAAGAGACGATGCGGCTGAAGCCGACATCATCTTCAAGGCAAGTGACGCTACGTGGGGCGCGGCCTACAACCATTACGGAACTCCTTCCGCTATTAACTCGGGGAAGAACGTGTATGGTAGCGGACAAGGTATCGGGGCGATTCAGAATCGTTCTCTCGCTGTGTCCTATCATCGGCCGGTTCTCACTCGAGGCGGCGTCGACCAGACCTATTGGTGGAACGCCGAACTGCCTATGATCCGCTGGCTCGAGCGTAACGGCTACAAAGTCAAGTATGTGACGTGCGTGGATCTCGACAAGCAAGGCGAGGCTCTCCTTGAGAAGGGCAAGATCTTCCTCTCCATCGGACATGACGAGTACTGGTCACGCAACATGCGAGATGCCGTCGAGAACTGGCGTGACGCAGGACCGAATCACTCGATCTTCATGTCGGGCAACGAGGTCTTCTGGAAGACTCGCTACGTCTACAACGGTGACGAGTCGGTCATGGTGTGTTACAAGGACACGATGCCTGGCCCCACTGCTAGCCACCCGAGTCATTTGCCAGGACAGGCGATCGACCCGGTAGAGTGGACGGGTACATGGAAAGACACTCGTTGGCCGGGACGTCGTCCTGAATGGTTGCTTACGGGCACTGACTTCCGGATGAACGGAGTCCACGACCACGACGCGACCATCATCAGCAATCCATATGGCGGTCACAAAGTGTGGGACGCGACGTCTTTGACTACGGGCCCTATTACGATTCAGAAGATCATTGGTATGGAGGCGGATGCCTATCGGCCTACGCAGCCTGATGGTTCGTTCGCCCTCTTGGCAGCGTACACTCGCGACATCAGTCCGTATAAGGCAGATGACAATGGCGAGAACTACAATCAGTCCGGAGATCTAAACTGGGGCGTTGTGTCTCAGCGGTATGACTCCGGCGCCGTCACCGTTGGGTTTGGCACGTGTCAATGGTCATGGGCGCTTGACTCTACCCACGACCGAGGCGTCTCTGTGGTGTCGACTCCGGCGCAACAGATGACTGTGACTCTACTTAGGGACTTGGGCGCTACGCCCGAAACACCTCCAGTCAATGTTCAGTTGCTTACGCCCAACTCGCTGGACGTCTATGGTCTAATCCCAGGCTCTGATGACAACGTGACCGACGAAGACAGCAACATTCTTCTAGGCGACGGCTCGATGCTCACTGCGTCTTTGGGGGATGGCACTCCTCTGAGACTTTCTCTAATTAGTCAAAATGAGTAGTACTTTCTAGAATCCCAAAGAAAGGGGGTGGCATCATCATGACAGACGTCGACGGCTTCCTTGCTCAGCACGGGATTGAGGTTCTCGAGCTGACTCCTGAGGAGGAGATGAATTCCTTCCTAGCGCACTATGGTATCAAAGGTATGCGCTGGGGAGTTCGTCGCACACAGGCACAGCTTCACGCTGGAACGTCCGAAGACGCCGCTCGAGCCAATGAGATTCGGGCTAAGGTTCACTCGCAGGGCCTGAGTTCACTCTCCAATCAGGAGATGCAGCATCTGGTTCAGCGGATGAATCTCGAGCAGCAGTATTCGCGTATTACTTATCAACCATCTAAGATCTCTCGAGGTAAGGCGCAGGTCGACAGCATGCTGCAGACCGCTAACACGGTCAACAGCGTGATTAAGTTCGTCAATTCTCCCGCAGGTAAGATCATGATGGAGAAGGCCTTCCCCAACAAACGAGACGGCGGACCACCCAAGCACTATAAAGAGCCGAAGAAGAAGGGTAAGAAGAAGTGACTACTTTCGAAGACACTGACGAGTTTCTCGCCCACTTCGGCGTCAAAGGTATGCGATGGGGCGTTCGACGAGAAAACCGAACTCAGATGTTGGAGCGCGTTGGTTCGGGTACGGGCAGCAAGCTGGACAATCTCCGCGTTGCCACCGGCCATGTCTCATCTCAGAGCATTCGTCGTCACGGCGGTGTTGCCGGTGCGGCAGCCAACAAGGCAGCCAACATGCGAGCAGTTGATGCTCGTGTAGCTAGCGGTCGAGGGACGGCTAAAGACTTTGTTTCTCGACACGGCGGCGATCGGTACATCGACACTGGTAAGCTCGACAAGGACGTTCTTGCTGGCAAGAAGATCGTCGCTCGCCCAGGAACCTCTAGGGTCACGATGAACGTCGTCAAAGACTTCAACTCTATGTCCGATAAAGAGTTCTTCAGGAAGTATTCTGGAACGAAGCAGGGTTATCTGAAGAACTTCGATAAGTACAAGGGCGACCCTTACATGAATTCACCCAAGGCTAAGGTCGGTAAGATTCTCGCAAAGACCGTACCGCAGCCTAAGCGAATTAGGCGAGCCGGTGGATACGATCGATAGCTCGGTCGAGGTTGATGATTTTCTAGCACACTATGGCGTCAAAGGTATGCGCTGGGGTATTCGTCAGAAGAATTACAGCGAAGGCGGATCCACCCCCGCGGGAAAGAGCTCATCTTCAACCTCCACCTCAACCATAAAAGAGCGTCGGCATCTCAGTGAGGGGCAGAAGAAAGCCCTGAAGATTGGTGCTGGTGTTGCTGTTGTGACTGGTGCGGTTGTAGTTACAGGCATTCTAGCCAAAAACGGCAACCTTCCAGTCTCTGCTCTGAAGAACAACGTTGCTTTCCAGTTCGCCAAGAACAAGGCGTTTCCGTTCGTGAAGCAGAAGGCAGTCGAGACGGCTACCGAGAAAACTGCCGAGGCCGTTTCTTCGCGGGTTAAATTCCTCAATCAGGACAACCCCACTCGCGCAGACGCGGCGAAACTGATCAAGCAGGAGGTCTGGGACACACCCATGAAGGACTTCATGCAGGAGATCGAAGAGGCCCACCGAGAGCAAACGAAGTACATGAAGGAAGAGTCTTCTCGAGTTGGGCTTCCATACGACCCCAAGATGAACGCATATTCTCCCGAGTCTAGAAACGAGAGACTCAGCGTTTATGAGCAGCGTCTAAAGCGCTCCGGCGGTCTTACTGAAGAGTACGTCAAGATGTTCGGCAGGCGATGACACTCATAGAAAGGGCGGGACTATGACTACAACTACTGAAGTCGATAACTATCTCGCCCACTATGGCATCAAAGGTATGCAGTGGGGCGTTCGTAAAGCCGATGATTCTTCTGGTGGAGGATCAAGTAAGAAAGAGAAGCCACCTAAGAAGATCAACGAAGCTAAAGCGAAACGCTTTGACACTCGAGCACAAGTGGCTCAAACGCAGATTAACTTGATTCAAGCGCATCCATCAAAGATTCGTTACGTTCAGAACCAGAGAAACGCTCGAGTCAGGGAACTTGAGTTCTACCGCGACCAGCAGAAGAAAAACGCCAAAGATGTTCGTGACGGCCATCTTACCGATGGTGAAAAGAAGCTCATCAAAGGGGCGGCGATCACGACAGCCCTTCTTGCTGCCTACGGCACTTACAAGTACGTAGACAGCGGTGCTGCTCACCGAACGAGCATTAAGGGTAAAGAACTTCTGTCGAAGAGTCCCCATTCTTGGTCCAAGAACGACGCACTCAAGGGCGACCTGAATCTGTCCGACATTATGGGCAAGGTCGTCCCTGGGGTCAATCCCGAGTACGGTTCTATGGGCACTAAGATGAACTGTCGCCGTTGCACCTTCGCTTATGAGATGCGGCGCCGAGGTTACGACGTCAAAGCCACTAAGAGCGTGGGCGCAACCGGTCAAACGACAGCTGGACTTATCAATGCCATGGACCCCAACAGTAAGCTGAAGACCGGACGCTGGGGCATTGCAGCTCAGATGGTCCGTGAAATGCAGAACGATGGTGGAGCGCTTACTGAGCTCACCAAATCAGGCGGTTGGGGCAAGACTCGAATCGGCGGCGATCTTGACTTCCGTGTTAGCGAGTCTAAAGTAAAGGCCGATAGGATTTTCGGCGCGCTTTCTAAAGAGCCCAACGGAGCTCGAGGAGAGCTAGGTGTCGGATGGACGTTCGGCGGCGGACACAGTATGGCCTGGGAGATCGTTCAGGGCAAACCCGTTATTTTTGATACTCAAACGGGTAAGACGTATAAAGATTCGTCCGACTTTAAAAAGTTTGCCGAAGCAATCACCGATGCCGGCTACACTCGGTTGGACAACCTTGATCTGAATTCTGATTTCCTTCTAAGGTGGTTGGACAATGCTAAGTGAGACCGAGGCTCGAGACGTTCTGTTGGAATCTATTCCTGACGCCACCATCGAAGCCGTAGTCAAATACCAGGGTCTATATTTGTTCCGCATTCGTCGACAGGACGAGGGTGAAGAGAACTATGACCCGTTCTTCACCGTTGACCCGGTTACTGCTGTGGTCCAAGATTTCGACGTGATGAACGATGGCGATATTTCTGAGATCGCGCGGCTATTCGAGGAGGCGAGGTATGATGTCTGAGAGCACTGACGAATTCCTTGCCCACTTCGGTGTTAAAGGTATGCGATGGGGCGTTCGGCGAGACGGAGAGCAAACTAGCGAAGGCCTAAGCGATCGACAAAAGAAAGCGCTTAAGGTTGGCGCTGGAGTTGCTGTTGTTGCGGGCGCGGGTGTTGTTAGTGTGATGCTTGCTCGAAGCGGACATATTCAAGTTCCGTCTCGAAGGATGTATAACCCCAACCCCCATGCAAAAGAAGCGTCCGATAACTTCTATAACAACGTTCATCGCGGCCGACGGCAAGTCGAGAACATGCTCAAGAGCGACACGACCAAGCTAGATAGCATTCTTAAAAACCAACAGGGTCAGATGTATCGATTGCTTGAGGAAGAGCAAAAGCGCATGCGACTCTTGGGGCTGGATACGGGAAGGTGAGGCATGAATACGTTCGAAGACACTGACGATTTTCTTGCCCACTTTGGCGTCAAGGGCATGCGATGGGGCGTCCGCAAGGATAGCGGCATCGAGGGCGTTTCGCCTAAGACTAATCGAGAAGCTAAGAAAGACGCTGAAGAGTTCACTCGAGCGAAACTCTTCTACGGCGAGGGAGCTGGCACTCGACGCAAGCTGATCAAGGCCAAAGTGGAAGCTCGGTCCAAGATCGACCCCGCCTATAAGAAGGCGTTCGACCATCACGTCGGCAACACTGACCTGGGTCAGCGTGCGTCTCAGGCTAAGGGCGAACGTCGGCGCAAGGACGTAGTCAACAAGACGACGAAGACTGCTCGCGGCGTGCATCGTTCCTTGACCGGAGGCTTTGGCTCTGTTCCGCTGGTAGCAGCAATTCTCGCTGGCGGCTACACCGTGGCGCGTAATTCTGGCGCCGATCGAGTCGTGATCAACAACAGCAAGAAGATGTACAACGACGTCAAGAACAAGCGGCAGAGCTCCAAAGCCGTAGATGACTTGCTGAAAGACCTCGGCTTGAAATAGCCTAGAGAATTAGAGAGGAAGGGCCTTGGATCTATCGAACACAGCTGTGCCGACTTACTATGGCCGCTTCCGTGAGAAGGTTCTAAGAGGAGAAATTCCTGTCTGTCGAGAGATCTCGATGGAGATGAACCGGATCGATGCTCTAATTGATGACCCCGAAGTTTACTACGACCCCGACGCAATCAACGGTTTCATCGCATATTGTGAGACTGAGTGTACGCTCACGGACGGAAGCCCTCTCAAACTACTTGATACTTTCAAGCTGTGGGCCGAGCAAATCTTTGGCTGGTATTACTATTCGCCTGAGAAAGTGTGGGAACCGGCTACTGAATTTCAGGAAGGACGATTCGTCTGGAAGGAAGTTCTGAAGCGGCTCACAACGAAGCAGTACCTCATTGTCGCACGAGGCGCCGCTAAGTCGATGTACGCCTCACTCATCCAGAGTTATTTTCTGAACGTTGATGTTACTACCACCCACCAGATCACCACTGCTCCGACTATGAAGCAGGCTGAAGAGGTCATGGCTCCGATCCGAACAGCGATCACTCGCTCGCCGGGGCCATATTTTCAGTTCTTGACCTACGGGTCGATTCAAAACACGACTGGATCTAAGGCTGACAGGACCAAGCTTGCCTCGACGAAGAAGGGCATTGAGAACTTCCTTACTGGTTCTCTGCTTGAGATTCGTCCGATGTCTATCAACAAGCTTCAGGGACTTCGCCCTCGTATTTCCACGGTGGATGAGTGGTTGTCTGGCGATCTCCGGGAAGACGTTATTGGTGCGATTGAGCAGGGAGCATCTAAGCTTGACGATTATTTGATCGTCGCTATCAGCTCTGAGGGTACAGTTCGAAACGGCTCAGGCGACACCATTAAGCTTGAGCTTGCCGACTACCTTAAGGGCGAGGTCAATGCGCCTTATATTTCGATCTGGCATTACAAGCTCGACGATCAAGAAGAGGTTAGCCAGCCTGAGATGTGGCCTAAGGCTAACCCCAACATCGGCTTCACTGTCACTTACGACACCTACGCTCGTGATGTCCAGCGTGCCGAGATGGCTCCCGCTGCCAAGAACGATATTCTAGCCAAGCGTTTCGGAATTCCTGCTGAAGGCTACACTTACTTCTTCTCGTATGAGGAGACGGAGTGCCACCTGCCGCAAGACTTTGCCGGAATGGCTTGTTCGATGGGCGCGGACCTTTCGCAGGGTGATGACTTCTGTGCGTTCACTTTCATGTTCCCACTCGGGAATGGCGCGTTTGGCGTAAAGACTCGAAGCTATATTACTGAACTCACGTTGCGCGCGCTTCCTGGCGCTCTCCGGCACAAGTATGAGCAGTTCCGTGAGGAAGGCTCTCTTGTTGTGCTCGATACGACTGTTCTGGACATGATGGACGTCTATGACGATCTGGATGAGCACATTGAGGCGATGCGATACGATGTTCGATCGTTCGGCTACGACCCTTACAACGCCAAGGAATTCGTTGCTCGATGGGAGCAAGAACGTACTCCCTACGGTAACGAGAAAGTTCAGCAGGGCGTTAGGACTGAGTCTGTTCCTTTGGGCGAGCTCAAGAAGATGTCTGAGAATAGGCTTCTGATCTTTGACGAGATCTTGATGAGCTTCGCTATGGGTAATGCTATTACGCTCGAAGACACAAACGGCAACCGCAAGCTTCTTAAGCGACGTCACGAAGAGAAGATTGATAACGTGGCTGCGTTGATGGATGCGTGGATTGCTTTCAAGCTCCATAAGGAGGATTTCGAGTGACGACTGAAACGAAGGAGGTGAATAATGGGCGCTCTTACGGATAGTTTTAAGCATGCATGGTCGGCCTTTACCGAGAAGAAGGAGCCTAGCTACGGCGTTCTCCCGGGCATGGGTTCGGTTAGTACTTCTATGTCTCGACCCGATCGGCCTGTGTTTCGAATTAGCTCCGAGCGGACCATCATCTCCTCGATTTACACGCGAATGGCGATCGATGTCGCTAGCGTGAAGATTGAGCATTGCCGAGTCGACCCCGAGACTGACATGTACGTGGGGACGATCAAGTCGGATCTCAATGAGTGTCTGAACGTTGAGGCTAACCTCGACCAGGGCGGTCGACACTTCCGGCAGGACATTGCACTCACCCTCTTTGCGGCTGGCGTAGCTGCTATCGTTCCGGTGGACACGACGCTTAATCCACTGACCTCTGGTTCGTGGGATGTGAAAACCATGCGAGTCGGTACGGTCACAAAGTGGGAGCCGGAGTTCGTTTGGGTTCGCCTTTGGAATGAGAAGACGGGTCAGTACGAAGAGCTGCATCTGCCTAAGCGCATTGTGGCCATCGTTGAGAATCCCTTCTACTCAGTCATGAACGAGACTAACTCTACTCTTCAGCGTCTTGTTCGAAAGCTGGCTCTTCTTGACAACGTCGACGAGATCTCTAGTCAGGGTAAGCTGGATCTGATCATTCAGTTCCCGTTCCCGGTCAAGTCGGACTCTCGGATTGCTCAGGCAGAACGTCGTCGAAGCGAGCTTGAGTCTCAGCTTCAAAATAGCACCTATGGCGTAGCGTGGGCCGACGGAACAGAGAAGATCACTCAGCTTAACCGTTCGGTGGAGAACAATCTTCTTGGTCAGATTCAGTATCTGAAGGCGGAACTGTACAACGAGCTCGGTCTGACTGAGGGCGTTATGAACGGTACTGCTGACGACGCTGAGATGCTCAACTACACAAACCGGACGATCGAGCCCATCATGGACGCGATCACCGAGGCGATGGCTCGGAAGTTCCTGACCAAGACTGCTCGCACTCAGGGTCAGACTATCCGCTACTTCGACACCCCGTTCAAGCTGATTCCGATCAGCCAGCTTGCGGATCTTGTCGACTCTCTCAGCCGGAACCAGATTGTGTCCCCGAACGAGATTCGTCCTTCGCTGGGTCTCAAGCCTCGGCCCGAAGCTCAGGCGAATGCGCTTGTCAACAGCAACATGCCTCTTGATCAGCAGATTACTGATGGTGAGGGTGAGTCACTCGAGCCGAATCCTGCCGATCTTGCTGAGGATGAGCTTGATGCTCAGATGGCCGACTTGGGGTTGAGCTGATGGTTGGCAAAGACCCTAACTATGATCCTTCCGAGCGTCGAGCGCGTTATTTGCGGGAACGTGAGCTGAAAGGTCGTCAGAAGGGCTCTAAACCGCCCCCAAGGACGGCACGTGACGCTATGGCGGCCCGCGATCAGAAGCACGGTAAGGCTGGTGCCGGTGAGAACTGGAACAAAGGTCGTCCCGTTGCTCCGAAACAACCTCCTGGCGGCAAGCCGCCTAAGGGTGATCGCGGATTCTCCGCCCCGAAAGACACTCCCGCACAAGCCAAGGCGAGGGTATCTCGTCTACAAGGAAAGATTTCCACTCTGCAAGAGGCGTTGACGAAGACGCTTGCTGCTTTGGCCGAGGCACGTCGCAATGCGGCTGAGGAGGCTAGAAAAGACTCCGATGGTAAGACGACCGTGAAAGAGCGGAAGGATTCCAAGGAGTATAGAGACAAGCATAAGGAAGAGTTGAAGGACAAACGCGACAAGACGGAGAAGAGCAAGTCTTCTTCATCCTCTAGCGGTAGCTCCTCTTCCTCGTCTGGGTCAGATAACAAACCGACCGTAGACGAGCTCCAGGCTCGCGTTTCTAAGATTCGAGGCGCTATCACTAGCGCTAAGAAGCAACTATCAGATGCGAGAGCGGCGGCTGGACAGCTAGCCCATTCCGATAATGAGGTGCTGGTTTTTCTTAACTCAGCTCCAGTCAGCAGAAAGGAATCCGTCCACATGACAGCGGATTTTGGTGGCTTCGCCACCCGACACGACGTGCAGTGCGCAGACGGGCGGACTATCCTGCCTGGAGCGTTCCAGGAGAATGACGGCGCCGTTGTTCCTCTGGTCTACGGGCACGACCACAACGGGATCGCGAATGTCCTCGGACACTGCGTTCTCGAGTACCGGCCGGAGGGCGTTTACGCTCACGGCTACTTCAACGAGACGCCGAATGGTCAGCTTGCTAAGGAGCAGGTTAAGCACGGTGACCTGAAGTTCCTCTCGATCTTCGCCAACAACCTGCAGGAGAAGGCGCGAGCCGGACTCCAGCACGCTAAGGATGTTATGAAGGGCAACATCCGGGAGGTCAGCCTTGTTCTTGCTGGCGCCAACCCGGGTGCTTTCATCGACAACCTCACGATTGCTCACAGTGATGGGAGCATCGAGGACGGCGACGAGGCGCTTATTTTCATGAACGTCCCGATCGACAGCAACGACGTTGTTCACGCAGACGTCGAGACTGACGACGAGACGATCGGCGATGTTGTCGAGTCCATGTCGGAGAAGCAGCAGAACGTTCTGTACTACTTGGTGGCTCAGGCTGCTGAGGGACCGTCTGCTAAGCACGACGCCATGGAGCACGGCGACATCGGCATCGGCGATGACTCGATCCCGGACGTGGTTGAGACCATGTCCGAGAAGCAGCAGAACGTCCTCTACTACCTGGTTCACCAGGCGATGGAGGAGGCCGGCGCTCTTACTCACAGCGACACCGACGGTGACGTTGTCGAGGAGGACGGCGAGAAGAACGAGGACAGCGAGGCAGACGAAGCCGTTAGCGGCGACGAGGACTCCGAGACCACCGACACATCTGGCGGAGACACTGATGGTGCCGCCAACACCGGCGGAGACACCGAAGGTGCCGCCACCACCGACGAGGCTGGCGAGGTCCAGCACGACGACACTCAGGAGGACAACAGCATGACGCACAACCTGTTCGCCGCTGCTCAGCAGGCCGGCGCTGCGCGCCCCCAGGCCACCCTCGCCCACGGCAACGTGTCGCAGGAGGACGCGATCAAGCAGATCGTCAAGGAGGCGAAGAAGAACGGTTCGCTGAAGGACGCTCTGGAGAACTACATCGAGCACACCGGCGTTAACGTCGGGGGCCAGCTCCAGCACGGTATCGAGAACATCGACTACCTGTTCCCGGACGCTCAGCTCCTCGAGAACGCGCCTGGCTTCATCAGCCGTCGCATGGAGTGGGTCGACACCGTCCTCTCCGGCGTGCGCAAGAGCCCGTTCTCGCGCATCAAGACCATCACCGCGGACATCACGCCTGATGAGGCCCGTGCCCGTGGTTACATCAAGGGCAACTTCAAGAACGAGGAGTTCTTCGCCCTCTCGAAGCGGACCACCGACCCGCAGACCATCTACAAGAAGCAGCGGCTCGACCGCGATGACGTCATCGACATCGTCAACCTGGATGTCGTGGCGTGGCTCAAGGCCGAGATGAAGGTCATGCTCGACGAGGAGATCGCTGGCGCGATCCTCGTTGGTGACGGCCGTTCCATCGGTGACGACGACAAGATCCTGGAGACGCACATCCGTCCGATCGCTTCGGACGCTGAGCTCTACGTCACCACGGTGAACGTCAACCTCGACGACGCCTCTTCGGGTGTCGAGGAGCTCGTCGACGCGGTCATCGCGAACCGTCGCTACTACAAGGGCTCGGGTCAGCCGACCTTCTTCACCACGGAGAGCACCATCTCCGCCTTCCTGACGGTGAAGGACAACTTCGGTCGTCGCCTCTACGCCAACCTGAACGAGGTGGCCGCGGTTCTCCGTGTCTCCGCCATCGTTCCGGTCGAGGTCATGGAGCGCGTTCCGGACCTGGTCGGCATCATGGTCAACCTCGCGGACTACACCCTGGGTGCTGACCGCGGTGGCCAGGCCACGATGTTCGATGACTTCGACATCGACTACAACAAGCTGCGCTACCTGATCGAGACCCGCCTGTCGGGTGCTCTCACGCAGCCGAAGGCCGCGATCGTGTTCCGCAAGGTGGCCGGTTCGGCTGTCCTGCGCGTTCCCGCTGAGCCGACCTTCGTCGACAACGTCGTGACGGTTCCCACCGTGACTGGCGTGACCTACAAGAACGCTGACACCGACGCCACGCTCACCACCGCTGCTCCGGTGACGCTGACTGAGGGCCAGACGCTCAACGTGAAGGCTGTTCCGGCCGCCGGTAGCTACTTCGCGAACTCCGAGGACGACGAGTGGAGCTACACCGGCCAGGACCTGTCCTGATCTGAATTAGATCAAAATGGCACGCTTCTTTGGGAAAGTCGGGTACGGCGTACCCGGTGAACTCGTAGCCGGTGTTTGGTCGGACAGCATCGTAGAGCGTGACTATTACGGGAAGTACCTCAACGAGACGGTCTCTTCTGAAGAGTCCGACAAGGTGAATGACGATTTGCGGTTTTCGAGTCGCATTAGCGTCGTCGCCGACCCGTTTGCGTTGGGGCACTTCTCGACTATCAAGTACGTCATTGATGAGGGCGGGGTCTATTGGGCAGTGACTTCGGTCGAGCTCAAGAGGCCCCGCCTTATTCTTTCGACGGGAGGTGTATACCATGGTCCCAAGCCCAGTCCAGGCCCCTGATTTCACGCCTGAAGAGAGCCGACGAATTGCGTTTAACGCACTTCTGGTTCAGATTCTTGGTACCAATAACGTCTACTATCAGCCTCCCGACGATTCTCGCATGCTTTATCCCTGCATTGTGTATGAGCTCGAAGAGATTCACAATCAGCATGCAGACAATGGATCGTACAAGATGCATGATCGATATCAGGTCACGTTCATTCGCCAAGAGCCAGATAGTCCTGTTTTGCGTAAGCTTATGGGACTTCCACTCAGTTCATTCAGTCGTCATTTCGCGACGTCCGGTCTTAACCATGACGTCTTCGTGATTCACCATTAGGAAGGAAACCAAATGGCTAAGCTCGTTTGGGACAAGACTGGCGAGCGGTTTTATGAGACCGGCGTCAACAAGGGCGTTCTGTACATCCCGGATGACAACGGGGTTTACGACACGGGCGTCGCTTGGAACGGTCTGACCACGGTCACCGAGTCCCCCTCTGGCGCGGAGGCTACTCCCCTCTACGCCGACAACATCAAGTACCTCAACCTGATCTCCGCTGAGGAGTTCGGTGCCACGGTTGAGGCCTACACCTACCCGGACGAGTTCGCTCAGTTCGATGGTGTCGCTTCTCCGTCTGCCGGCGTCTACGTTGGTCAGCAGTCGCGTCGAGCGTTCGGTCTCTCCTACCAGACTCGCGTCGGCAATGACGTTGAGGGTAGCGACCTCGGCTACAAGATCCACCTCATCTATGGCGCTCAGGCTGCGCCGTCGGAGAAGGCCTACGCGACCATCAACGACACCCCTGAGGCGATCACCTTCAGCTGGGAGCTGACGAACACTCCGGTGGACGCCGGTTCGACGCTGAAGCCGACCTCTCAGATCGTCATCGATTCCACCAAGGTGGACCCGGACGACCTCTCCACCCTGGAGGCCGCGCTGTATGGCTCGGTGTCGACCAGCCCTCGTCTGCCTCTGCCGACCGAGGTCTTCGACATGTTCTCCGGAACCGCCATCGAGGTCACCGCCACCGCGCCGACCTACGACGCCTCGACGGACATCATCACCATCCCGGCCGTCACCGGTGTCGTTTACACCATCGGCGGCAACGAGGTTCCGTCCGGCCCGACCGCTCCGATCACGGCCACCACGGTCGTTCAGGCTCACCCGGCCCCTGGCTACAAGTTCAGCCCGGTGTCCGACAACGACTGGACGATCACCTACGTTCCGTGATCCTCTTCGGAGTAGACAACTGAAAGGAGTCGGGGAATGCTCGACATTATGCTACAACCGCTCGATGACGAACCTGTCATCAAGCTCTCTTTCGAGCATTCCCTGCTCTCTTTGTCAAAATGGGAAGCGATTCATAGGAAACCGTTCTTCGGTCGAGAGCCTAAAACACCGGAAGAGACGGTGTCGTACATTGAACAGATGGTTCTCAATGACAATCCTCCCGAAAACTTTGTCGATCGTCTTAGTGTAGAAGACATCAACACGATCGCCGAGTACATTAACAGCGATCAAACGGCAACCACGTTTGGACCTGAACCCCAGCAGCGAGGATCCTCGGAGGTCATCACCAACGAGTTGATCTACTACTGGTTGATTCAGTTTAACATCCCATTTCATCCGGTAGAGACTTGGCATCTGAATCGCCTCATGGTCTTGGTTAAGGTCGTGGGTATTAAGCAGTCTAAGCCGAAGAAGATGAGCAAGCAGGAGCTTGCGGAGAAGTACCGGTCCCTTAACGAGCAGCGCCGACAGCAGTCCGGAAGCGCCGGATGAGAAAGGGTAATCCATGCCACGTATGACTTGGAGCGCCCCAGAAGGGCGTTTCTTTGACGCAGGTCTCGACCGAGGAGTGCTTTATCCTAAGAAGACGCCTCCTCTGGGCCACGTCGTCGCAACCAATCTTTTGCCGTTTGGTTCCTTCGAGAAGCCGGGCGTCCTAACGACTGTCGAGCGGAATGAACTCTGGAATCCGTCTGGAGCGGTAGCTGGAGGCTGGGTCGCGGTCAATGGAACCAACCATGTTATGTCGACGGACACTACTGTCTTTCATTCTAGAGGCTCTAGTCGAAAGTCTACGGTTCAGGCTGCCGGCGCCGGTGTCGTTGATCTGGCGTCCATCAACGCGGTCGGTCAGCTTTCGTCCGCGGGTGCTAGCCGAACTGCTGTAGCCGCTGGTCAGATCGTTAGTGCGGGGTTGATGATTCGTCCGAGCCGAGCCTCTGCTAAGGGGAAAGTTGGGCTTGTCTTCTACAACGCGTCTTCTGTTCAGGTGGGCGCTATTCTGTATGGAAGCGACACGACCCTTACTTCGACTGGTTGGACTTGGGTTAAAATCTCCAACAAGACTGTTCCCGCCACGGCCACGCAAGTAGAGGTTATTTCGAGCGCCTTCCTCTCTACTGGCACAGCCGCTGCCGGCGATGCGGTTTGGTTTGATTCGGCCGTAGTGCAGTTCGAAGAGGACGTTCTAGATCCTTTTGATGGCTCGACCGCGGCTTCTGGAGAGTTCGTTTACGAGTGGGCTGGGGGTGTGGATGGTTCCGCTTCGCTTCGTCGAGCGATTCTTCTCTCGCCGACCGGACTAGCTAATGGTGCTGTAGGCATTATTTCTACTGACTGGGCCCAAAGCGGGACGAAGTCTCTTCGGATTTATTCTAAGAAGGTAGCTACGGGTGGTGCGACCATCAACCTCAAGGATTATGTCACTTGGGGGAAGCAATACACCATCACGGCCACCGTTCGAAAGAGTCCTGCGCTCAGTGTCGCGGCAAAGATCGAGGTCTCGACGGTAAACAACACGCCCAATATGACTCCGGCTTCGGTGTCTAGCACTCTTATTTCTGGCGTGGAAACCCTGTCGCTAACCTTCTCGCTTCCTCCGAAGAACGGTGCATCAGCGGCCATTCAATTGTTCCTCAAGAACAACAACTCCTATGGTACAAACGTGTGGTTCGATAACATCATCATTACTGAGGGACCTGAGGTATACCCATATTTCGATGGTAACACGCCAGACGACGATCTTTACGATTACGCTTGGGTCGGCACGGCTTTGGATTCCGTGTCAGAAAAGCGCGAAAAGGTCTCATTGGCTGTTCCGTGGGTTGGGTTGACCGGCGTTGAGGAGAAAGGCGGCGATGGTGCTGCGGCATATTACATCGACGGTCGACCTTTCTTGTTCCTTCCTAAGCCGAAGGAGTATTCGGCAACGTTGAAGGCCTACACATATCCTGATGCGTTTGCAGAGATCATGGGCGTTACTGAGATTGCCGATGGTATGTATCTGGATTCCCAGCCAGGCGCCGTTTTCGACCTTGCATACCGAACTAAGGTAGGTAACGCGACCAACGGAATAGATTTCGGCTACAAGATCCATCTTGTTTACAACGCGGTGGTCACGCCTCAGAGCTTGTCGTATGACACGCTGGGCGCAAGCATCAATCCGGTTGAGTTCTCGTGGGATATTCAAGCGGTCCCGGTGAAGGTTGAGGGTTTCCGCCCTACAGCCCACATCATTATCGATACACGCCACATGGCGCAAGCGAGAATTGATGACATCGAGGCTCTTCTCTACGGTTCTGATAGCTCTCTCCCAGCAATGCCTACGCCTCAGACCATTTTCGACATGCTCAGCTATGGCGACACCATTATCGTCACAGACATGGGCGATGGTAATTTCTCTGTCGAAGGAGCTTACGAGAATGTGTACCTCGTCGAGCCCGGCGTCTTCCGAGTCGACAACGTGGACGGCGAAAACTACGCCGACGGCACGTTCCGCATCAGCAGCACGAACGTCTAGAAAGGAGGCGATGTGGCTACAGTAATTGGCGCGACTGCCGCGCGGGTTGACGCCGTAGAGGACAACTCAATCGTCGGCGCTAGCATCGTAGGTAATGATCTTGTTTTCTCAAAGGGCGACGGTGTAACGACAATCAACGCTGGTCGAGTCATCCCTCCTCTTTATTTCAGCTGGCCCGTAGGCACCATTTTCATGAACACGAGTGCTACTAACCCTGCCTCTCTTTTGGGTGGCGGCACCTGGGTTCGATGGGGCAAGGGTCGGATGCCGATCTCTCTGGACGAAGCAAATGCTCGATGGGATGTGGCGGAAGACACTGGCGGAGCTGATACGGTCACTTTGGCTATTGCGCAGATTCCTAGCCACGCCCATGGCGGTGGGACAACTGGTCAATCGGCGGACCACTCTCACGGCGGCTACACCGATTCTCAGGGCTCTCACCAGCACGGTTATCAGTACCCGAACGATGCCGCTGGTGCAGCCGCAGGTAGCATGAACTATTGGCGGCCTTACCGAACCGCCGGAGCAACCGATTGGGGCGGTGCGCACACCCACAACATTGCTACGTATGGCGCGAGCAACGACCACAGTCACGGCGTCTACGCCGAAGGTGGCGGTGGGGCGCACGAGAACATGCCCCCCTTCATCGCTGTTTACATGTGGAAGCGAACTGCCTGACTTCTGAAAGGAGCGATCGTGATTAAAATTACGACCCAAGGGTCGACTAAGAATACACAGTCGTTCCTCAGGAGCATGCGAAGCATGGATATTCGGACGTTCTGTGAGGCGGCTGGCGCACGTGGTGTCGCCGCTCTTCGCAGTTCAACGCCTGTCGACTCGGGCCTCACGGCTGCTTCTTGGAGCTATGAGGTCCGAGTCGAAGGTGATAAGACCATTATATCCTGGATCAACACGCATAACGAAAGCGGAGTCAACATTGCTGTGATTCTTCAATACGGACACGGTACTGGGACAGGCGGCTGGGTCGCCGGACGAGATTACATCAACCCCGCGATCAAGCCTATATTTGACTCGATTGCCAACGACGTGTGGAAGAAGGTGACAACCTCATGAGCAGTGTCGACGATCGCATCGTCAACATGGAGTTTAACAACAAACAGTTCACGCAGGGCGTCACCCAGACCGAGCGTGACCTGACTTCGCTGGAAAAGACTCTTGCCCGCACGGGTAAGTCCGAAGGCTTGAGTAAGATGGGCGGGGCTGCACAGCAGGTCACCGCCAAGTTCTCAGCCCTTCAGGTCGCCGGCGTTGCTGCGATTGCCACCATTGCCAGCAAGGCAACGATGATGGCCGGCAACTTCCTTAAAAGCTTCACTCTCGCACCTCTCATGCAGGGATTCGACGAGTACAACACTAACCTGCAGTCGATTCAGACTGTTATGGCAAACACTGGCGCTAGCGTCAATGTGGTCAATGGTTACATGTCGCAGCTTAACCAGTACTCCGACAAGACTATCTACAACTTCTCGGAGATGGCCCGCAACATCGGCACGTTCACCGCAGCTGGCGTTGGGTTGAAGGATGCTGTGTCATCTATTCAGGGTATCTCCAACATGGCCGCCCTGTCCGGTTCTACGTCTCAGCAGGCGTCGTCTGCTATGTACCAGCTGTCGCAGGCTATTGCGGCCGGCCGAGTGAGTCTTCAGGACTGGAACTCGGTGGTTAACGCTGGTATGGGTGGTAAGAACCTCCAGAAGGCCTTGATTACCACTGGTATGGCGATGGGGCAGATCAACGAGAAGGTTGACCTCGGCGCGAAGAACATCAAGATCGCCGGTAAGTCCTTCCGTGAGTCTATCTCAACGGCTGGTGGCGGTGCGTCGTGGTTGACGTCCGATGTTCTGGTGAAGACCTTCGCTCTGATGGACGGCCGACTTTCTCAGGCCTCCATCAAGGCTGACCACCTTGGCTGGTCTCAAAAGCGAGTCACCAAAGCAATCGAGGAGCAGCAGGAAGCTCTTAAGAAGCAGGGCTACAGCGACGCTCAGATCAAAGAGATCACCGACATGGCCGATCGGGCTTATGAGTCCGCCACGGTCGTCAAGACTCTTCCGCAGCTGCTTGGTGTGGTCAAGGAGTCTCTGGGTTCGGTATGGGCTCAGGCTTTCCAGGGAATCATTGGTAACTTCAACCAGTCCAAGAAGCTTTGGACCTCGGTGAGTAATTCCATCGGAGACCAGGTTCGAGGGTTTGGGCATTCTCTTGTGGGTACGATCACCGCGTGGCGTAAGGCTGGCGGTCGAAGGGACGTCCTCACTGGCCTAGAGGCTGGTGCGGCTGCTTTGGGTAAGGTCTTGGGTGTTGTTAAAGACGCATTCCGCGATATTTTCCCACCGATGACCGGTAAGCAGTTGGCGGAACTCTCGTCTAGGTTTGCTGAATTCATGTCGAACCTGATGCCTGCCAAGAGCACACTTGAGACCCTTAGTCGAATCTTCCGAGGTTTCTTCGCTGCCATCAGCATTGGGTGGCAACTCATCAAGGGATTTGCTGGAGTAATCGGCGACCTGTTCGGCGAGCTTTCTGGCGGCGCCAGCGGCTTCCTCGAGTTTGCGGCCAGTATTGGCGACATGCTCGTTAATCTCGATGCAGCTATGAAGAAGGGCGATGGTCTGAAGAATTTCTTCGACGGTCTTTCTTCTGTGCTGTCTGTGCCGCTTAAAATGATCAACGCAGTTGCTGAGGCTATCTTCGGTATTTTCGGAGGCTTCGATGACGCTGCCGCTGGAGCTGTTGAAGGCTCCATCGAACGAGTCGGTGACCGTCTGTCGCCGCTTGCAGCGTTTGCCGGTCGGGTGCATGATGCCTTCATTCATATTTTCGATGGTGTGACTGCTCTTATGGAGCCCGTTCTCAACGCATTCTCGGGTCTTGGCACGGCCATCGGAGAGTCTCTCGGTGGCGGTGACGGATTCAGCGGCGTTCTTGACGTGATCAACACCGGCCTTCTTGGTGGTATTACGTTCCTGCTGTCTAGGTTCCTCAAGAACGGTCTTAACCTCAACCTCGGCGTTGGCGGTAGTAGCGGTTTCTTCTCCTCGATCACCGAGTCGTTCGGCGCATTGACCGGGACGATGGAGGCCATGCAGGCGAAGCTTAAGGCAGATGCCCTGCTTCGTATTGCTGGTGCCGTCGCTTTGCTGACGGTGTCGATCGTCGCTTTGTCTCTGATCGATTCGAATCGTCTCACAAGCGCTCTCGTCGCTATGTCTGCCGGCTTCGGACTGCTGCTTGGCTCGATGGCTATTCTCGACAAGGTGAGCTCGTCCACGGGCTTCATCAAGATGCCCTTCATTACGGCCTCCCTGATTCTCCTTGCTGGCGCTATTCTTGTTCTGTCTGCGGCTGTAGTTGTCATGTCGCGATTGAGCTGGGAAGAGCTTGGTAGGGGCCTCACTGGCGTTGCTGGTGCTCTTGGCGCTATTGCTCTGGGCATGCGTCTTATGCCGAAGGGTATGGTCGCACAGGCTGCTGCTTTGATGATTTTGGCGGTGGCTCTTAATGCTATCGCTGGGGCCGTTATGCTGATGGCGAGCATGAGTTGGGAAGAGCTTGCGAGGGGTCTTGGCAGTATGGCAGCTGCTTTGGTCGGCATTGCTCTGGGTATGCGTCTTATGCCTAAGGGTATGCTGCTGCAGGCTGCTGCGCTGCTTGTCCTGTCTGGCGCACTGAATGCTATTGCTTTGGCTATGGCCAAAATGGGTAGTCTTTCGTGGGAGTCTATTGCTAAGGGCGTTGTCGGTATCGCTGGGGCTATCGCCGCAGTTGGTCTCGCTATGCGGTTGATGCCTAAGGGCATGCTTCTGCAGGCTGGCGCTCTTGTCCTCATTGGCATTGCTCTTGGCTCCATCGGAGACGCAATTGCTGGTTTGGGCAATCTCTCTTGGGAGGCCATCGGCAAGGGCATGGTCGGTATTGGTGGAGCACTTCTCATCATCGCCGGCGCTATGCAATTGATGCCTGCCACTCTGCCTATCACTGCTGCTGGACTTGTGTTGGTTGGGTTTGCTCTGCAGTCCATCGGCGCAGTTCTTGAGAGCCTTGGAGGAATGTCGTGGGATGAAATCGCCCACGGCCTCGTTGCTCTTGGCGGCGCTCTTATTGTGATTGCTGCTGGCGTGAATCTCATGTCGGGAGCCATCGGTGGAGCTGCGGCATTGGTCATCGTTGCTGGTGCTCTGGCTGTTCTTACGCCCGTTCTTCTTGCTCTCGGCAACATGTCGTGGGAGGAGATCGTTAAGGGCTTGGCTATGCTCGCTGGAGTGTTCGCCGTTTTGGGCCTTGCCGGCCTTATTCTCGGCCCGGTTGTCCCGATCATTCTCGCTCTGGGTGCGGCTATGTTCCTTCTTGGAGCAGGTCTCGCTTTGGCTGGCGCCGGAATGTTGGCATTCTCTGTCGGGTTCGCTATGCTGACGGCTACTGGCGTGGCGGGGATCGCGGTACTTAGTGCTGCTATCGGCGAATTCATCGACGCCATCCCCAAGATTGCAACAGCTATGGGCGAAGGCTTCGTCGCCTTCCTCCAGACCATTGGTAACAACGCACCTAAGATCAAGAACGCTCTGGTCAAAATCATCAAGAGCGGTCTTCAGGCGGTTCAAGAGCTGGCTCCCGAGTTCGGCAAGACAATTACTGTTCTCATCGACACGGGTCTTGGCGTTATCGAAAAGGGTATTCCTCGGTATGCTAAGGCTGGTATGCGAATCATCAACGGTCTGCTTGAAGCAGCCGGCGAAGAGATTCCTAAGATTGTCGATACTGCTGGCGACTTGATTGCTAAATTTATCACCGCAATGGGTGACCAGGTGACTAAGATTGCCAACGCTGGTGCCGATATGATTGTGGCTGTTCTCGACGGTCTTTCTGATGCAATCGAGAATAAGGGCGACGAGATTCGAGCAGCAGCTAAGAATCTGGCTACGACCTTTGTGGATGAAATTCGGGAGACGTTGTGGGACATGATCCCCAACATTCCGTTGCCCGATCTTCCTTCTCCGGGAGGAATTATCGGAAGTGTCGTTGACAAGGTCACCGGCGGAGGGGAAAGGCGTGCTGCTGGCGGAGGCAAGGGCGGTGGCTCTGGTCCCGGCTTCAGTCGTCGAGGAGGCGATGGCAAGAACAGCAAGAACAACAAACCTGCTCAGTCTCCTCTCGATGCGTTCCTTGCGGGCGTCAAGGAGTTCTCCACGGTATTTACTGCCGAGCTCACGAATGTTGCCAACGCTATCAATGGTGCTGCTCAGCTTCTTGTCGGAAAGACCTCTGGTCACGCATTCGACCTGATCACTCAAGCCAACTTGACTCAGCGCGGGGCAACCGCAGCCAGCACCACAGCGGATGTCCAAGACAAGTTCGCTACGAAGTTGGGTGACGCTGCTCAGAACAAGATGGAGCGAGCAGACAACCTCAAGAAGGGCAAGAAGGAGTCGAAGAAGCACTTTAGGGCTCGTCAGAAGGCTGACCGACAAGCAGCTCGAGCTGACATCAAGGCTGCGAATAAGGCACGGACGATCGCGAACGCTACGGCTAAGCGAGCTGAAACTGCTCAGGCACAGGCTGACGCACAGCGTGAACAGGCCATGATCGAGGTCAACGCAGAGAAGGCTCTAAAGGGTGGAGACTATGGTCAGCTTGGGGAGATTCGTTCCCAGCAGGCCCAGGATCTGGCTGCCAACTCTCAGGCTATGATGGCTTCGGCTGAAGCTAAGGCCGCTGAGGCTGCTCGTATCGCTAAGACCAATAAGAACCAGGCCACGAAGCTGCGGAAGCAAGCAGCGGCTGAGGCTGCGGAAGCGCAGCGCTTGGCTACAGCGGCTAACACTGCTCAACAGCAAGCTATCAACGCTTATGGTGAAGCTCGCCGCATTGCTGCGGCTTCTGTCACGGCACGAATGAGTGATCTGAGGAAGCAGCAGCAGGCTGAAGCAGCGGATCGTAAGTGGCAGGAAGATTATGACAAGGCGGCTATTGAGGGCGAAGGCGGCAAGATCGCCATGCTTGAAGCCCGAATTACAGCGAATGAGAAGACTGCTTCTACTGCTCAAGACGCGCTGCTTCAAGCTTATGCTGAGAGTGACGCGCTTCAAGCTCGAATTACTGCCGGCGGTGCCGTTAGTGAGGCTGAGCTTGCTGCTATTGAGCTGGCCTTGTCTAATGCTGAGAAGAACGCCCAGCTTGCATCTAATGCTGCTAACCAGATCGACCAGGACAAGCAAACTATCGAGCAGCTCCGTGACGAACTCAAGCAAGCTAACGCTTCTGGGGGGACCACATCTGGTGCTCAAATCCTGCCTAGTCGAACTGCGCTGGAGGACGCTGCTCTGGCTGTCGATCGATACACCGCCTCTGTCGCGCAAGCGGAAGAGTTGGCTATGTCGACGGCTGGTGCGCCTCAGTTTATCCAGAACAACTATTCGCCAGCAGCCTTGTCTCCCTCTGAGGTCTATCGGCAGACCAAGAATCTTGTGTCGGCCGCAGAGATCAAAATGGGAGCGCCTACAAGTTAATTCAAGAAAGGAGATTCACCTTGCTTACGCAAATCGACGTGATTTACGCGGATTCGGCTGGAGTAGAAACAGCCCTCGGATTGCCGATCCTTGGGGTCACGCCGAAGGAGAGTCTCCTTATTCGGAAGGTCACTGGCCTGGATGCTCCGCCTCGAGATCTGTTCATTGGCGACTTCGCCAGGGACGGAGGCATCTACCAGGGGAGCAGGGTTGGGAACAGGAACGTCGTCATGACGATCGACCTGAACCCCAACCCTGCTCTCGGGGAGACTGTACAGGGACTGCGTGATGTCCTTTACAAGACCTTCATGGACCCACTGGTCGACGCCGACTACGTGGAACTCGTCTTGCATGATGACGACAACAATCTTCGTAACCTCTATGGTTACACCGAAAAGCTTGAGACCGAAATCTTCGATGTGGAAACGCTGGCTCAGATCTCGATGATCTGCCCGGACCCCTATATTCGGGACGTCGTCGAAACTGTCCTCACCAACGCTTCGGGTACGTGGCTGCTGGTGCCGTTCACCTATGGCGGAACCGCAGAAACGGGTTTTGAGGTGGAAGTCCAGATCACGTCAAACGTTGGGGTTCTTAACTTGACCAACAACGGTAAGACAATGGTTATTACCGACACCTTTCTTGCGGGCGACGTCATCTACGTCAATACCAATCGAGGAAGTCGAGACGTCCGGAAAGCAACTATCGCCCAAGCCGACGCTATTCGAACCGCACACCCGACGTGGACGCTAAACGAAGTGTGGACTGAGTTGATTCGACTTGGGCAAGGGCTCCCGATGATTTCTAAACTTAGCTCATCTTCTCCTTGGCTCGAGCTTCACTCACTGACGAACACGATGACGGTTAACGCCAGCACAGGCATCAAGCGACTTGTGTACCGCGC